TGTTTTAGGTACTGGCATCCTGTATGTAGGCATGGGTGACGCACAAAATCACCTGTTGTATCAGTCAGTTCACCTTAAAGACGGGTACCCCATGTTCAGTGACGAGGGGTTGCCGGTCGGTTTATATAGAACTAAGAAGATGTTCTTGTGGCAAGCGGACGCTATGTTTGGCAAGATCAACTTATCTAAGGAATTACAAGAACGCATAGCTAATAGTAGAGGATTGGACGATAAGGTGGACTTCTTGTACGCCGTATCCGAGCGTAAAGGGGTTAACATCCCGGACCCGCTCCTGTCTAAGAACTTTCCTTACGAAGAGCTTTGGATGGAGACAGAATCCAAGCACATTGTAAGGGAAAAAGGCTTCCAAGAGTTCCCCTTCGTCATCCCTAGATGGGATACGTCTTCCGGGGAAGAATATGGACGGTCTCCGGGCATGATTGCCCTCCCAGACTCCAATACACTGCAAGCCATGGGTGAAACCATCCTTGTGGCGGGTCAGAGACTGGCGGACCCCCCTATTATGGCCCCAAATGACGGAGCATTCCAAGAAGTTAACACTTTTCCGGGCGGAATGAGCTATTACGACGTCGAAACAGCCTCTCAAGTCGGTGGGAACCCTTTCTTCCCGATGATTTCTGGCGCAAACCTCCCGGTAACGAGAGATATGCAGACAGATATCCGAAATCAGGTTGCGGCGGCGTTCTTTAAGAACATTCTGACATTGCCACAAAACGGTCCGCAGATGACCGCTACCGAGATCATTCAGCGGAAAGACGAGTTCATCCGTGAAGTGGGACCTGTGTTCGGGCGTTTTGAGACCGACTACAACCAGCCGGTTGCGGAACGATCTTTCCGGCTTCTGTTTAGGGAAGACGCATTCCCCGAAATACCGGAGGCGTTGGCAGGGCAGGACATCAAGTTTACGTTTGATTTGCCTGTTAATAAGATTAAGAAGCAAGTTCAGTCAGCCGCCGCCACACAATGGGCCGCTGAGATAATGCAGATGGCGCAAATCGCTCCGGAAGCTAAACATATGGTGAACATAGACGCATTGGCTAGATTTAAAGCCGACGCTGCTGCGCTCCCTCACGATATAATGAACACTGCGGAGGAAGTTCAGGCGAAAGTTCAGGCCGAACAACAACAGATGGCTCAAATGCAGCAGATGCAAGCTATGGAAAAGATGGCTGGCGCGGCTGATAAGGGGGCAGGAGCCATGAGCAAATTAGGTCTTGTCCAAGACCCTAACGCACAACCGAAAGAAGAGGCCCCTGCATAAGCGGGCCCTCAACCAAGGAGGTTTGCAGTGTCTACATCAATTAATAATGCGTTTATTAAAAGGAGTATGTATATGCCAAAGGGAGTAGGGTACGGAGCAAGCTCAATGGGAAAAGTTAAGAAAGCTTCCATCGTTGTGGTCCCGAAGAACGAAAAAGTAAGGAAGAAGGTGGAAAAAGAAGAACGCAAGAAGAAGAGCGACGGGCACAAGTCTAAAAAGAGCGAGGCATCCCGTGGCGGCGCGAAGCGAACTATAAAGAACTTTAAAAAACGAACCCGACAAGGGGTGTAAATGACTGCGAGGAAAATCAAGGCGAAATTAGTAATACCGGATGACTATGATCTGTTTGCGCGGGCCTCACAATATGATAACAACGTGGAGCGTTACAAGGATTTCAGTCAACTGTTTTTTGGATCTGCTCAAGGGATCAAAGTGTTTAAAGAGATCCTTGGGATGGGGTATATGCTGAACGACCCAATTAAATATAACAAATACGGCGTAGACCAACACGCCACATTAATCTCAACGGGGGAGAGGAAGCTTGCGCTGGCGATCCACAAGACCGCCACCGTCGAGCCTCCGCCACCTCCACCAACAACCACAAAATCGAGGCGATAACGCATGGCTGAAGAATCTGTAGAAGAATCTGTAGAAGAAGATACTGGGCAGGACGAAAGTACCGAGAGTACTGAAAGCACGGAAGAAGCTACCGAGAAGGAGCCCGCATCGGAGGACGCCTCCAGTTGGAGGGACCTGATCAAGGACGATTCTCTGCACCGCCATGCGGAACGATTTACCGACATCGACGCGCTATTACAGGCCAATCTCGATTCCCGGAAGAAGTTATCCAAGGCGGTTAACAAGCCGGAAGAAGGTGCTAGTGATGAAGATATGGAAAGTTATCGCGAGTCTATCGGCGTCCCGAAGGATGTAGACGGGTATGATTTTCCACTTCCGGAAGGCGTGGAGCGAACCGAGCAGATGATGGATGCGGAAGATCATTGGGCCAATTTATTTATAGAACACGACGTCCCTAAAGGCACGGCGGACGTACTGGTCTCGGAATTCCGAGGCGAGCTTGAGAAGATGATGAATGCACAAACGGAAGCTGATCAGGCTGCAACGGACCAAGCTACCGACAGTCTGAGAAAAGAATGGGGCGGGGAATACGACAAGAACCTTATATACGCGGCCCGCGCAAGCGAGAAGCTGTTTGGGGATCAGTACGAAGACGCCCGGTTCATGGAAGACAAGAGCGGCAAGTTTATATTGGACAACCCTCTCATGGTTAAGATGTTCGCCCGTTTGGGCAGAGAAATGGGGGAAGGTTCTTTGGGAGCCGTTGCTACGTCGGAAGAGAAAGAGTCCTTGATGGATAAGGCAAATGAGTTCCGAACCAAGCGTATGGAAGCCCATGCTAAAGGGAATAACGCCGAAGCCCGAAAATGGGACGAGCGGGAACGAGATATGTTAGGAAAGATTTACGGGGACGACCCAGCAGTGGGTACTAAAACCCGCAATATGTAGTTGACAGAACGGGCTATTTTATATTATAGTCCAAATAGGCGACTTCCCCGAAAGGGCCTTGCCGACTTGCAGGATACATTACCAATGCCCCGTCTTAGTTGTAGATACCGGCCTCCGTACGGACTTCCCGGTGTTCATGCTTAAATGGCTTCCAGAGGAAATGTAATAGTTTAGGTTTTTCTTATTATTACTTTATCAAGGGGGTTGCAGTGTCTACATCTATTAATAATGCGTTTATAACGCAATACGAACGTGACGTTCACGATATTTTCCAGAGAAACGGCTCTACTTTGAAGCCGTCTGTCCGGTTTAAATCTGACGTCAATGGCTCAGTAGCAACATTTCAAAAAATTGGAACCGGTGTTGCGACGACTAAAGCGCGTCACGGTACCATTACACCTATGAACCAAACCCATACCGCCGTGTCAACCACTTTGGCTGATTTCTACGCGGGTGACTGGGTTGATAAATTGGACGAAGCTAAAATCAACATCGACGAGCGTCAAGCAATTGCTCGTGGTGGTGCTATGGCTCTCGGCCGTAAAGTAGATAGCCAGATCCTTACCGAACTGGATACCACTACTCAGAGTACTGTCACCATTACGGTAACAACTTCTAACCAAGCCCGTAACGGCCTATTGGATATGATCGAAGCTATGATCACCAATGACGCTTACGAGCCCGGCAATATGTACGGAGTTATGTCTCCGCACCTATGGGCCGTTGCTTCTACCATCAACGAGTTCGCAAGTTCCGATTATGTCGGTTCTGACGGCCTCCCGTTTAACACCGGAGCCGCTGTTGGTATGTTCAAGCGTTGGGGACAAGTTCTGTGGACCGTACACTCTGGGGTCCCGGGTGTTGGAACGTCTACATCCAAAGTATTCGTCTGGAACAAGAACGCAATCGGGTATGCTTCCGGTAAAGTTCCAGCTAATCTCGCCGGTACCATGGGCGGGGAAACTTCGGTTGGGGCGGATATCACTTGGCACGGCGACCGTGCAGCACACTTTGTTAACCATGCGATGTCTGGAAACGCTGTCTTAATTGACGATGGCGGTGTTATTGAGGGAAACCTCAATGATACATCAGCTATCCCAGTTTCTTAAGGAGGACTAACGTATGGCTTACTCAGCGGGTGATCTCTTCAATACTGGCATGGGTTATCCCGGTCAGGGAGTTTACAACTATAAGTCTGATACTGATACCAGAGCAACGGTATCCGCATCAGGGTATTTTAACAATTCAGACGACGACCTGAATCTCACCATTGACGATGTTATTTATGTCACTGGCGATCAGGGCGGGTACCAACTTACCGTCATCAGCAACACCTCTGGCACAGTAGTTACGGGGGAGAGAAACTTATCTTATGCCCCTGTCGCCGGTGGTGGCACACTGAGTTTGACTAAAGCGTCACATGATGGAAAAACTATCGTTTTCGATACTGCGGCAGGGTCTATTTTGACTCTTCCTGCATCTGCCGGAACCGGAGCAAAATTCCGTTGTGTCGTTTCTATCCTGTGTGCCAGCAACTCTCATATCCTTAAGTGCGTAGGCACAGATATGATGCAGGGCGCTCTAGGGATCGTTGATACGGATACCTCCGATGCTACGATTCAATTCGCAGCTTTGGTAGGTGACACGTTTGATACAGTAACCATGAACCGAACTACCACTGGTCTTGGTGCGCCGGGTGATTATGTTGAAGTTGAAGACATCCTCACGGGCATCTGGTCTGTCAGAGGTGTAATTCGAGCAAGCGGTACTGTAGCAACTCCGTTTACTTCAGCGGTAAGTTGATAATAGGTAATCTAATTGGGGTGCTTCGGCACCCCAGTTTTAACTTTTTACAAGGAGCCTGACATGGCGTTTGTAACCGCTAATCTGGCACTGACACAACACGTTAACGGGTTTAACCACTATCGTTACGACACCACAGACGCTCATGCAACCGTGGATGGCGACGGGTACTTTAACAACGACGACGACGATCAGAATCTGAATCTCGGCGACGTTATTACGGTGGTTGTTTGGGGTACTTCGGTAAGAACTGGAACAATCTCCACTTACGGTACTCATATCGTAAACGGGAATGTGGCCGGTGTTATCGACATAACGAATGTAACTGTTGGGTTAATGACAGACTCAGATTAACGATTTGGGGCACTGAAGTGCCCCTTTTCTCTTTTAACTAAACAGGAGAATGCTTCATGAGAGCAAAGGCGAACAAGCTGAACAAGCCGGAAGACGGTAATTTCGGCAAGACATGGAATTATATTTGCGACCAGCATGAGATCTCGGAGTGTTTCAAGCAAGGGTTTTTCGACACTATCGGCGGCAACCTCATGGCGGGCGATCAGATCCGCATGATTCGTATGCAGGGTGAGAAGCGCGTGTTGGGTGTGTGCGACGGTATTGTAATACAGGTTGAATCCACTAAACTCGGCTGGGTGGTAAATTTCCACCCCCTTCAAAGCACTGTTTTAGATTTTAAAGATGTGCCCACTAGCGACCAACCTGCCGCCGAGCCCGAAGAAGCGGGTCCGGAATTCATCAAAGGGACGGGTAAAGTCGAATGGAACATAAACAAGAAACATTACAGCGTTTTCGACGACGGCAGAGAAGTATGTATAGTATATAAAAAGTCGGAAGCACACGCGATCTCTCGAGGGGATAAACCAATACCCGTACTAGCTTGAGGTAAAGAATGCCTAGTGAAACTGATATAGCCAACATCGCTTTGCGCCTTGTTGGTGGAACTCGTATAACATCGTTAACCCAAGGCACCCCTAACGCGAACGCCGTACAGGATCTCTATTCAGAACTCCGAGATCACTTATTAGAATTTCCGTGGAACTTCACGACGAAGCGCGTGGAACTC